AAGGCTATTGCTTCGTATTCTTCGAGTGAAATATATTCAATCATCGCGTAGGCTTCAATCGGTGTTAAACGAGACGCAAACTGGACGCCCGTAACCACCTCGCCATGTACAGGAGTCATTCCCATAGCCGCATTCATCGTATAGACAAGTCCTGGAGACGCCGGATTCGCCCGCCAAAATTGGCTGCCCGTAATTCCTAACAATTGTCCGCATGGATTGGATGCGCTGTATCCGACGGTGCGCGGATCAGGACGCGCTTCCGTATATGTTAATTGATTGACGGGTGTAAAGGTAACGTGAACACGCACGGTTTCCGAACGGAGTGCTTCAATGGGTAGCGCATGGGAATGAATACCTGGACGACTGAACCAAAAAGGAATGGGAATATACACCGTAGTTGGCGTAGCTGTTAAATACGTACGAGAACTAAATCCGGATGGTGCGCGTTTTATCATAGCATTTTTCGCGATCGACGACTCTACCGTTTCGTAGAGTTCGTCCAACATTTCCAACAATAATCCATCTAATGTTTCAACAATAGCGCCGCCTACTTCAAACTCTATGCGTTGAATGAGTGCGTGCCCAAGACTGTTTGTCCAGCCGTACAATGGACCCAAAAACTGTCCTACGTTGTCGATATCGGTACCGCCGGATGCCTTTATAGCAGCGAGTTGCGTTGTATAAATATCTGGCATTTTCACAACAATCATAAATCCGTTGACGAGTTCGCCAATACGGGGAAGCGTCAGCGAGACGCGTTGGCCGAATTCCGGCGCGCCATCAAAATCCACGCGATTCCATTGCGCTGCCCAGCGCGTTGTTTTACGTAATACTTTGACAAACTGCGTTATATCTGGATTACCCCTTGAGGGCTGAAGACGCGCATCAGCGAGACCGCTACTCACTAGGGTCAGGCTATTCGCTGGGGTTGCTGCCATACTACTCTAACGTGATGGGACGATTTTAGGCTAAGATAATGTAAAGGTTGCTTCCCACCCTTTTACATCAAGGTATCGTCAAATACAATCATATCGCCCTTGTTTACACACGTAGGTAAATAGAACACATTATTGTCTTGTTGGTTATTGTAGTATAAATGAAACCATTTATAATGTTCATGTTGGATCATATAGACAGTTTCGTAGACTTCATAGATAACTTTCGTCTGAATTGGGTCTGGTAATGGATGTGCGTAAGGTATACGAAATTGTGGACGCAGAATATCCGCATTGCGATGGACAATATCACATACACCATATAGTGTTCGCCTATTGGCTATATTCAAAAGTTCGCATTTGTTCAGATGACGATAGGAACAAATACGAAAGGACATTGATTATTATTTTTATGTGCGCTGTACGATTCATTTTTTATAGGAATTGCGACGGTGTTTGCGTGTTTTACTCTTGCCGCCTGCTGTAGATAATGATACAGGAGTAGTAGGAACAGCTGGCATACGTGCTGCCTGATTAAGTGCTGCGCGCTCCATTGCCATAGCCGCAACTCGGGCTGCTTCGCGATTCAGATTGCCTTGAGTGTTTCTAAGCGGTAGCCGTGGTGGCCGGCCGGCTATTGTCGGAAAAAATTCAATCCATACGTTAAGTTTATCAGTTCTTTCCTCGGCAGATAAACGCGGGATGTTTTCTCTTTCAAAACGCGTAAGATGGTGCATTTCTAAAAAGTTATTGTAGGCGCGTAGTTCTTTTTTATATTTTTCATGCATCGGTGATGCAGAAATAATTGAGTTAACCTGTACATTGTATTGTCTCATTAAATCTCTCGACTGACTGTTATTTACAATGCCTAGTTCAGCATATGCTCTTTGTATTGTATAAATAGCTTGTTTAGTATCAAAATCTATTTCTTCGTGTGGTTTTCCTTCTAATTCCGCCCAACGACTATTTTTACGCGTTTTTGCTTCACTGTTATAGCCTCTCGTAAATACACCGCTATCGTTTAAATTTTCGTTAATTTTCTGTGGACTTATTCTAAGTACCCGAGTAAATAACGGCATTTCTATTGATTATGAATATATTTTGTTTTATTAATCCTTGTACAATGATAATGTCCGGGCACTCGGATCTGTAGCGCCTGCTATCCATTTTGGCATCCACATATGCGGAATCAGATGTACAGCCTGGTTTCCGTAATAAGTTTCAAACAACATCCGATACCAAAAAGCCTCGGCTGTTTTCGGCGGATTGTGAACGCCCGTTATATTGCTATTCATATCGAATCCATGGGTGTTCGCGAATTCCGAGCAACGCTTGTACCAACTATCTGTCTTAGACGATACGCCGTCGCTGAACGCTTCCTTTCTGCGCCACAGCACCTCGTACGGAAGATAGTGCTCAATATCAAACGCTTCGCGTAGAATTGACTTTTCTATTTGTATTCCGCGTCCCTCGGCGTTGGCGTGTTTCGGTCGCCGGAAGCCTGTATCTAACGCACGCCATGCCGCTACGACGGATTTATCCAAAAATGGTGTACGTGCTTCCAACCCGTGGGCTGCCATGCTGCGATCCGAACGCAGTACATCATATATATGAATCTCATTCAGAAGTCGTTCCGATTCGGCCTCAAATTCTTCATCACTCGGCGCTGCGTAAAAATATAAATAGCCTCCGCCGATTTCGTCGCTGCCGTCTCCGTTAAACACGACCTTGATATCCGTGTTTTCTTTAATGTATTTACCAATAAGCCAATTTCCCACGGACGCGCGAACTGTTGTAATATCGTAGGATTCAATATCTTCAATAACTTTCGGAATCGCGGCCAAAAAATCCTCTGGACTTACAACAATAGAATGATGGTTGGATCCGATATAATCGGCAACTTTTTGCGCATATTCAAGATCGGTGGAGCCAGGCATTCCAATGCAGAACGTCGTAAGTTTCCGCCCCTCCATTTTGAGATAGCGGGCGGCTATTGCTGCTACCAAGCTACTATCTACACCGCCGCTTAAGAGGGCACCAATAGGTCGGTCACTAAGAAGACGTTTCTTAACGGCAGCTGTCATAGAAGCACGTAGAGCTTCACGTGCTTCACTACGGCATCCAGGATAGGTAAACATACCCATCTTAGTGTGAGGAACGGTGTGGTATTTTACGGCTTCTAACAATTTTCCTGTTAATGTGCTATATGTACGCCATGTTCCGGGTGGAAAGGCTTCAATGGCTGTGTATGTATTTGGCAGGCCTTTGATTTCGGATGCCCACATATAGCGTTCTTGGCCGTTTTCCAAATATGTGGCTTGGAAAAGCGGACGTACGCCATAGGGGTCTCGCGCCGCAGTGAGTGTATTTGCGGATACATCGACGTATACAAAGGCAAAGACACCATCAAGCGTACGACAAAGTTCGGTCATTCCAAGACGTTTTGCAAGATGGGGAATCACAGCGCAGTCGCTTGTACCCTCTTCAAGTACTAGCTGCCAACGATTGGCAAGTTGTTTGTAATTATAGATTTCACCATTACAGACCACATATGTATTGTTAACAATAAATGGCTGATTACCGGCAGGTGTCAGACCATTGATAGCCAATCGCGTAAATCCGAGTGATACCGGAACGCCTGAAATATCTGTATACGCGTCATATTCGGGGCCGCGTGGTAAAAGTTTACGAACATACTGAGCATGTTCGGGATTCGGAATTCCAAGATACGCCCAGATACCACACATTTTGCCTATACTATATGGATGCTAGTGTATTTAGATTAAAACGCGAGCGTTGTATTTTTCAATTGTATTTAGCGTCTTTATTTACCTTGCGATTAGTATAACAAAAAATTTTTTGTTTTTATGGTTTTGTGGTTTTTATGGTTTTGTGTTTTTAATGGTTTTGCGGTTTTATGGTTTTGTGTTATGTTTTACCAGTCTCCATCCTCCTCGTCGTGCAGCCGATGCTTGCGAGGGCGCCAAGCCATGGCGCGACGCGCTTCCATTTCCTGCTCTGCGCGGTCATCTTCATGCTGCCTGGCTTCCTCGCGCATGTCTTCTTCCCGCTCTGCCCGTGCTGCCTCCCACTCTGCTTGCTCTCTGGCTAGTATGCCAGGCTCTTGGCGCTCGCGCGCAGCATCCTGTGCCGCCTTAAGTACGCGTCGTGCCGCCCGTACGGCCGGATTGTACTCATACTGCCACGGCACCAGTGGTGCTGCGGGAGGACGTGTGTGCGTAATCGCCCACGATGTCTCAAGAGTAGTACCGAAATGCTCTGTACCGTTGAGGCGACTGAGTGCCGTAGCGGCCTGACCGTGGGTTGCAAACACGACTGTAGCAGTTCCCGATTTCGCACCGGCATTGTCGCAGTGGATAGACACGCGCTGAACAATGCCGTATTCTTTACAGAGCGTACCCACGGTTTTCTGGTCGGCCGTCCACGTAGGCGCTCCTCGAATGCGGACAACTGTGCGATCTTCGAGCGGAATCTCCACCGGAACGTGCCGAGCTCTTGCCTCGGCTGCTAACCGCTCCATCTCCTGGCGCGCATCGCGCAGTGCCGTATTGTACGCTACCTCCGCCGCCGCAATTTCCGCATCGTACCGATACGCCATGACGCGTGCATTGTACGACGCATCACTTCGTGCTAACTCATGGTGCGTTGAGCAGAATCGGTTCTGACCGTCGCACAGTTGCGCTGCGTGCTCACAGTGTCTACCTCCCCCAAATACATGTTCACAGATACGAGTGGCCATTGTAAGAAAGGAAAGATACGGAAGAAAGAAGGGAAGAACAGAAAGTAAGTAAGAAGGAAAGAATAATTCAAGGGCGCTCGAGGAATTATACAAATGACTTTGCATACTATCAATTTTTTCCGATTCATAAGTAATGAGATAATGTCTTGTTCAGAGATTTTTTATTTCCGATTCGGATTGTTAGTGGTTGACTATAGCTTATGGAAGGATTGTAGAAATGAAAAATTCAATAAATACATAATTTTTTACAGAGCCAACTTGCAATATAATCCAACAGATGTATAACATATATTCGTAAACCCTAACTACCATTCGTCGCCCTCATAGTCGCACCGGCGGCCACCACCCTTATTGGCCTTGTATGTCTTCCGCTCCGCCTCCCACTCTTCGCGCTCGTATGCATCACGGCGAGCCGCCTCACGCGCGTCCTCGGCCTCTTCTGCCTCCCGTTCTGCCTGCTCAGCCGCTCTTTCCGCTGCCTCTCTAGCAAGAATACCAGGCTCTTGGCGCTCGCGTGCTGCGGCCTGCGCTTCCACAAGACGATGCTTCGCAGAGCGTGCGGCTGGAGTATATTCGTAGCCCCAATCCGGAGCTACTGTCGATAGAGCCGTCGCTGACGTAACAACTGCCCGTGTATGCGTACTTTTCCACGATGTCTTGAGCGTAGTACCGAACTGCTCCATACCGTCAAGCGCACTGAGCGTCGCCGCCGCGTCTTCGTGCGTTACGAATCCGACCGTAGCAATACCTGTCGGTGCGCCGGATTTATCGCAATGGATTGATACAGAGCCAACGGCGCCGTACATATGGCAGAGAGCCCCCAGGGTATCGCTCTCGGCCGTCCAAGTGGGTGCTCCAGTAATGCGGATGTACGTGCGCTTTTCCAACGGAATTTCTACAGGCACATGATTACGCCGCGCCTCCTCGGCTCTAGCCTTCACCGCACGCTCCGCTTCCAAACGTCCGTTCTGTATTAATGTATCGTACGCTGCTTGCGCTGCTACCAGTTCTGGGTCGTTCTGATAGGCCAAGACGCGCGCATTGTACTGCGCATCTGTAGACAGTGCGCGGACATGGTGCCTCATGCAAAATCTGTTTTGGCCGTCCGCTAGAACCGCATGGTTCATACAGTCTTCTCCATCTGTCGTGTATTCACAATTACGCGTAGTCATCTTGAGAAAGGAAAGCAGGAAAGCAGGAAAGCAGGAAAGCAGGAAAGCAAGGAAAGCAAGGAAAGCTAAGAAAGGAAAGAAATAATCGCCGCCACCCCAATGAATTACAAAATTGACTACATATACTATCAACTTTTTCCGATTCATACATAAGGTCATAGCGTCCGATTTGGAGAAAAATGAAAAAGACGTACTCTATGTGAGTACGTCTTTTCCGTTTTATTTCTTTTTATATGTTTGATTCGGCTATATAGTGCTATTTATGAGAATATCTAGGAAGCGGATTTTACGCCTCCGTCCGCGCCTCCGTCTGCATCTCGGTACCCACCGAGACTGGCGGCTCCACCGGAATAGTTGACGCTGCAGGAGCCTGCATGTTCATCTGGCGTAGCTCCCAGTTCAGCACGAAGAGCTTCTGTGCCGTGTCGCGGTCGTTCATATACTGAAGAACCGTCTTCCAATCCACCGTCTTACCGACCGGCTTGAGGCTCTGCGTATAGAGCGTATGAAGGCCGTAGACCAGCGGACGGTACTTCTGCGGAATCATATCGCGCGCCAGACTGCGCGCCTTGAAGACATCCGTGTAGAGATGATGGACATCGCCCGTAGCGCGCTTCCAGCGGTTGACAGTTGCATCCGCAAGCAGACGCTCCTCGGGAAACAGTGCAAGATACTCGGGCAGCATACCATTACGCCAAGCATCCAGCCATAGATAGTCGCGGCGCGCCGAATTACCGCGCAGACGACGCACGCGACTGTACTCGGCCGTGCGAACCTTCCAGCGCGAACCGTCTGCCGCCATCTTCACAACAATACCCTGCGTATGGTGGCGCTTGAGCGCCAAGTCGCGCATAATATAATTGTGGAGGTCGCTCGCCGTCTTGGTCTCCACCGGAATCTGCTGCGGCAACAAGCCAAAGTTCTCTGCGCCGTCGTTCGCAAGAAAGCGCGTCAGACCCGTGCTGGAAATCAGCGCCTTCTGAACAAGGTAGAGTGTCGGCTTGGCTACAGGAACGACAATACGGTTCTCGGGATGCTGGAGAACGAAACTGTACGACACACTCTTATCAAGAGTGTCCCAGTTGTACGCCGCTGCCGCCTCGTCGAACATATCCGCAAACGACTTGCTCTGGCTGTAGTAGCGGCACACGGCGTCCAGCGTGGAGCGCGTATGAATACGCCAGCGACTGTTGTGCTTGTCGTAAAAGGCGCCGACCAGTGTGCCGTCTACAAACTCCTCGGCAACGCACGCCAGAGAACCCGTGAATACACTATCACCTGAGAGCGGAAGACGCTCACCGTCCACGCTCTTAAAGGGCGTCACGGACACAGGACGATTCTCAACTGTATCCCAGACTACCGACCGGAACGCGCGCACATGCGGACGACTCAAGTCGCTCTGTCCCTTGACATAGCGAATCAGCGCATAGGGACTCTCAGGAATAGAACGGTCGTCTACGCGAAGACGACCACCCTCTTCACTCTTGAGGAACGCGGACAGAAGCG